CACTCGATGTAGGTGTCTTAGACTTAGGTAACTGGACTATTGACCAAGTAGGTAGTGACCTAAGATTCCTATACGATGGTACAGCCAAATTCAAAATCACCTCAGCAGGAGTTATTACGGCAACTGGCGATATTACAGCATCAGGCAGTATCTAATTAATTAAAGGAGTTACCATGGCAAAACGTGGTTTATACGCAAATATTCATGCGAAAAGAAAAAGAATAAAAGCTGGCAGTAAAGAAAGAATGAGGTCAGCAGGATCTAAAGGAGCACCAACTTCTACTGCCTTTAAAAAAGCCAAGAAAACTGCAAAAAGGAAATAATACCTAATCATGGGACAAATAATACCAATCAGAGGAATGTCAGAAGCAGGAGTTATCACAGATGTTGATCCTGCCAGTCTACCTCTAACGGCTTTCACCAGAGCCAAGAATGTAAGATTTGATGAAGGTGCAGTCTTACGTTCCCCTGTCTTTAGAACAGTTAAAGCCAGCTTAGGTTTCAACCCAAGATACGTCTATGGTGTAAACCCCATCACAGGTTACTCTACTGTAGTCATCGCGACTGACACCTACGGCATACAAGAGTATGCTAACGGTTCACTCACAGACAGATCTGGATCTATAAGTGCGACATCAGCCAATGATTTAGTATGGACTGGTACTACCTTAGCCAACATAGTCTATATCAACAGATCCGATAAAGTCCCTTCCTATAAAGCTATAGGTGGTACTAATTTTGCTGCTCTAACCAATTGGGACTCTAACTGGAGAGCTGAGTCATTAAGGTCTTATGGAGACTTTTTGATTGGTCTTAATATGACTGAAAGTTCTACTAACTACGGCACTAGAGTAAGGTGGAGTAACATAGCGACTGCCAATGCTATTCCTGATTCTTGGGATGCCTCGGATACCACTAAAAGTGCAGGGTTTAATGATCTAGTACAAATGCAATCCCCTATATTAGATGGAGCTACTTTAGGTACTAACTTTATTGTCTATTCCAAGAGTGACGTATGGTTAATGGAGTTTGTAGGTGGTACGTTTATATTTAACTTCCGTAAAGTCTTCAGTGACATAGGAATCATTAATCAGAATTGTGCTATCGAAGTGGATAGCCGTCACTATGTATTTGCTGATAATGATATTTATGTCCACGATGGTAATACCAGAGAATCCATAGTAGACCAGAGAGTTAAGAATTACATTTTCCAAGGTTTAGACTCATCGAAGACCGATGTGTGTTTTGTAGCCAGACATCCAGAGTTAGAAGAGATCTATTTCTGTTATAACTCAGGTGATGATATGGCTGAATTCACTGCTTCCAATAGATGCAACAGAGCAGCCGTATATAACTATAAGAATGGCACTTGGTCATTCTTAGATTTACCTAATGTGGCATCAGCGACTATAGCCAACGTAAACTCCAGTGCTACTTATCAAAACTCTACAGCTTCTTATGCAGCCATTGGTGGTTCATATTGGTCACAACAGGCTAACTTTGATACCCATTGTATCTTTGTAGGACAAGACAACAGTACCGATGGTATTACCTCAGATAAGATGTATGGCTTAGATCTAAACGACACTGGATCACTTTCGTTTGCTTTAGATAGTGAAGCCACTAAATCCCCATTATTAGAAAGAACAGGTATAGATCTAGATGAAATGGTAAAACTCTCAGGATATAAAGTTATTAATAAAGTATATCCACAAATAACAACAAACAACTTAAGTAAGACTTTTTCTTTTAACTTTGGTGCAGCAAATCTAATTACTGGTACTCCAAACTATGAAACTACTGTTACTTACGATATCTCAGCAGATCACAAGATAGACTCAAGAGCAGCAGGTAGATATTTATCTTATAAATTGTCTTTGCCTGATAACAAAGATTTTTCTTTTATTGGATTCGATATGGATGTATTAGTTACTGGTAGGAGATAGACATGGCTATTAATGAGAAAACAGATGTAGTAACTACTCGTTATAGCCGTAAAAACTACCCATCTATAGATGACAACGTAAAACAATATCTTATTGATGAATTTCAAAGGATAGAAAATACCTTATTGTCTATGTCTGATGCAGACATACAAACTACAGATAAAGAACCAAGCAGCCCAAGAAGAGGCATGGTTAGATTTAATGTCTTACCGTGGAATCCATTAAGTAACAATAGCCAAGGGTTAGTTGTCTACAATGGTACTGCTTGGGTAGCAGTATGAGTTCTTTATCACCAATATTAAAAGCATCAGTAAGTCACCTACAAAATACGATAGAAGATGGTATTGATAAAGGTAAGTTTGAAGACGCAATACCAGATACCAGCCTCCAGCATTATTTTTCACCAGTTATCGAAGAGTTTAACTGTGGTCAATACGCTAGAGAGCTAACTGTACCAAAAGGCATGACGTTTGTAGGTAAGATACACAAACATCCACACATCAGTATTTTATTAAAAGGCGAGCTAATTGTTGTCTCTGAATCTGGACGTATGCACATGAAAGCACCCCATACTTGGGTTTCACCAGTAGGTGCAAAAAGAGCTTTCTATGCTGTCAAAGATTCTGTTATGACAACAGTACACATAACCAAGCAAGAACCTAACTTAGATCATTTAGATGCAATAGAAGATGAACTAATTACAGATTCTTATTCATCAATTGGGTTAGAAGAACCCGATATAAAAAAGTATTTCCAACTAGGGAAAAAGTAAGAGGTAAAACAAAATGTCATTCGTAGCAGCAGCTATTATAACTTCAGCAGTAGTTGGTGGTGTAGCCTCCTCAAAAGCAGCTAAAAATCAAGCCAGTGCTCAGAGGGACGTTGCAGACACACAAGCAGAAGCCTTTAGATTCTCAAAACCATACATAAAAGATTCTTATGAAGGTGGTCAAGCAGCATTGACTGATGTACTAAATAGAGGAGCTTATGGTGGTCAAACTTATGCAGCTCCAGATCCATTTCAATTATATGGTAATCAATTTGCTGGAAATGTTGGAATGGGATTAGGGCAAGGTGCTTTCGATGCTGCCAAAACATCACAAGGTTTTGCTACTAATTATAGAGATCTATATGGAAGAGCTACAGATGATGATCGATTGGGAATAGCTCAACAGTATGCTTTAGATAATGCCAATCCTCTTGTTAATGCTGCAATGAGAGATGACTACCGTAATCTAACTGAAAATACTTTAAGAAATACAGCAATGGGAGCACAGGGTACAGGAAATACTAATGCTTCTACTAAAGCTGTCTCTGATGCAATAGCTAACAGAGGTTTCCAAGATAGACTGACTGATACTACAGCACAAATACAAGATAGCTTAATTGACAGATCATTAGGACAACAAAACAGACAATATACCGATGCTTTAGATGCTACTCAAGGTATGGGATCTAGTTACTTAGATTCAATTAATGCCTCACAGAAGGCTGCTGAATTTATGACTGGTGCTGGTAGAAATCTTAGAGGTTTCGACCAAGGTTATCTCAATGACCTTAGAGCTGCTTATGAACGTGATAGGGATTTTGCTTTAGATAATCAGATCAAGTACAAAGCAGGTATCTTAGGTGATGCCGTCTATCAATCACCTCAGAATCCACAAGGTGTATATGCAGATCCTACTGCTGCTGGATTTGGCGGTGCTATACAAGGTGCAGGTATGGGTAGGGAACTTGCTAAATTCTTTAAAGATATGGAGGAGGAGTAAATAAAATGGCAACAAATTATAATTTAGGCAGTGCCTATCGTTTTCCTTCGTTATCTAGTGTTGGAGATCAAAATACTTTTCGTCAACGTGATCCTAATGTAAAAACAGCAAGACAATTAGCTGAAGAAAGACAAGCTGAAGAAGCAGCTAGACAAGCACTTATAAATAATGCTGGTGTTCTTTCTTTCCCAGCAATTAATCCAAATAACTTTGTAGGATCAAAAGAACCCAGTTCTTTTGCTAACTTCATTAACAGACAACCAAATTTATTAGAGATGGATAAGGATAGATACTTTGATGAATCTCAACTTTCTGGGTTATATAACAACAGCACTACACCAGAAAACAACACTTTAATAAATAGTGCTAATGCAGCAGAATATGTACCAACACCATTCGACCCAAGTACAACCAATGATTTACTCCCTGATTATCTTCGTGTTGATACTTCATTACCTGATAGTCCAAAAGATATGATATTGAAAGGAGCTGCTAATGCTGCTTCTAATATTGAACAAACCCCTAAGACAAGAAGAGGCTTTATGCAACGTCTAGGTGACAAAATCATGCAGGATGATCCCAATCAAATTGGTCTTGGTGAAAGATTTATGAGAATTGGCGGTGCTATGGTTGGTGCTTCTGGTCAGGGCGGTCTTGCAGCTTATAAAGCTGGTACAGATGCCTACGGTGGTATTCAAGATGAAAACAGAAGATTAGCTCAGGCTGAACAAGCTAGATTAGATACTATTAATGAAGCTGAATTAGAAAGACAAGCTACAAGACAAGCAGCAACAGCAGAGATGATCCAAGAAACTGCACCATTAATACAAGAAGCACAACGTCAACAAACTGAGTTTGGTGATCTTATAAACATAATAAGTGGAAATGACCCTGAGTTTGGTGATGTCAATGCTGTCGGTATGACTAAAGGTCTTGGCGCAACACAAACATTGGGTGATATGTGGGGTACTAAAGGTGCTATTGTCAGAAAACGATTGGCAGGATTAAGAATTGACTCTACATTGACCAAAACTGCACGAACTAAAGGTGCTATCTCTGATAGAGAAATGGCATTGTTCCAAGAAGATATTCCTGATATGTATGCAGACGAAGCAGTCTGGATTGCTTGGCTCAATAAAGGTCTAAAACTACATCAAGAAGCTGAAAGAAACCTTAGAAATAATGTGTTCCCTTATGCAAATGAAAATTCTATGCCTTCTGATGCTCCTCTTGCTGGCTTCAGTAAAGAAGACTCTGACGCAATCTTACAATATATGGATCAATAATAAATGACACAATTTGCACTCCAAGATATACAAAAAGGAATCCTTAAAGCGCACAACAACGGAGATACAGAGGGAGCAAAAAGATTAGCAGCCATTTATAAGAGACAACAAGCGAACACAAGGACAACAGCAGGTCTTCCTCCTCCATTAGAAAACCAAGTAGTACAACAAAGAGCAGCACCAAAAGACAGTGCCTTCGAATATGGTATTGATACAGCTCAAAGATCTCTTGGTAAAGGTGTTGAAGCCGTAGGTAGGACTGCAGGTCTCTCTGGTCTTGAAAGATATGGACAAGATGTTGTCCAACAGCAAGATAGAGACATTGCTAGAGGTGGTTTTGTACCAAAATATAACCAAAGTTTTACTGATACTCTCTTACAAGATGGTATTGGAGCTGGTTTAGGCTGGATAGGCGAAGGTTTAGCTACAAATGCCCCAAGTGCAGGAGCAGCTATCGCTGGTACTGGTCTTGCTGCCTTAACTGCACCTGTATCAGCCCCAGCAGCAGCCGTAATTACTGGTGGGACAATACTTGGGTCAGGTTTAATGGGTGCTGGTGAAGCTGCCTTCGAACAAGAAGAAAAAACTGGTGATTATGATGCCTCCGTACTCGGTGTTGGTGTCGTCACAGCAATACTTGAAAGAATTGGTGCTAAAGGTGTTATTTCACCTAATAAATTAGCCAAGATGTCTACTGATGAAATTACATCAGAGCTTCAAAAGAAAGGATTTGCTAAAGCAGCTAAGAATTTTGCTATTGCTTCTGGTAAAGAGGGTCTTACAGAAGGTGGACAAGAGTTATCCAACATTACAGCTACCGAAATAAAAGGCGGTGTTTACACAGGCAAAGAAAAAGTTGACCGTATTGCCGATGCGATGATTCTCGGTACTTCATTTGGTGCTGGTGGTAAAGCTGTTGCTGATACTACTAGAGCTACTGGTAGAGGATTAAAGAAAGCTAAAGAGGCAGTCAAAACTAAAACTACTGAAGTTATTAAAGGTAAAGATGCTGTAGAAAAATCTAATCCAGAAGCA